ATTAACGGTCAGTCTCCTGTTGGCGCAGGATTCGTAATCGCAATGTCCGTTGCTTTATAGGAGGATATAGATTATGGCACAAGATTTTGAAAGAGCTGTCGCAGCAGATGGTTCAGGTGATGTAGCTATTGGTACAACTGCACGTACTATAATAACTGCAAACTCAGATGACGCTGTAATAGGTATACGCTTAGCAAACATAGTAACACAAACAATTCAAGCAGATGTCTACATTACTAGCACAGCTAGTGGTGGATCGGCAGATTCTTACATTGTAAAAAATGTAAGCATTCCTCAAGGTTCTAGTATTGAATTGATTGATGGCGGTGCAAAAGTTGTACTTCAAAGTGGTGACGTTTTGAAGGCAAAGTCTGACACAGCAAATAGTTTAAATGTTTGGGTATCGTATATCGATAGCATAAGCACATAAGGAGAATAAATTGGGATATTTAGGACCAAGTAGTTCAAGTGAATTTAAATCAATGGCGACTCAGACCATCACTGGTGATGGTTCTGCAACTAGCTTTTCTTTAAACCAAGCGGTTTCTGATTCATCTTCGGTAAGGTTTGTAGTTAATAACGTTGTACAAAAACCAGATGTAGATTACACTGCAAGTGGTACAACTTTAGGAACTGGTTCAAGTACATTATCTGGAACAGATGCAGCTTACGTTGTATTCATTGGAGCAGCTGTAGGTTATCAAACACCTGCTACAGGTAGTGTAGACCATACAGCAATTAATCCTAGTTTTAATGGTATGTATTTAAACTTAGCAACGATTACATCTGACGTAACAATTACAGCAACACAAAATGCTTTTGTTGCAGGCCCTGTTAACTATACAGGAACTGTGACAGTAGCAGGAACATTAACGGTTATATAATGGGAACTTTATTTGTAGACAAATTAGATCCACAAAGTGGAACTTCATTAGAGATTGGTAGTTCAGGGGATACCATAACGATTCCGTCGGGAGCTACAATTACAAATAATGGAACACAAACAGGATTTGGTGGTACTAATACTCCAGCTTTTATTGCAAAATATAGTGGTAATGGAAGTGGTTTTGCTCATGCAACTTATACAAAACTATCTTTTGATTCTGAAGTTTATGATTCTGGATCAGTATATGACACAAGTAATTATCGTTTTACTCCAGGTGTAGCGGGAAAGTATCAATTATATGCTAGAATAATTTTTCAAGCTGGTGGTGCTGCTCCTAATCAAACAAGAATAGCTATCTATAAAAATGGAAGTCTTTTACAATATAGTAGATTGACTTTTTCAGTTGGCTCATTAGGTGATTGGAGTGTTGAAATTTCACATATAGATACGGCTAATACAACTGATTATTACGAAGCGTATGCTTATCAAGCCAATTCAGGAAGTTCTACGACATTTACTATAGGAGATAGTGGATTAACAAATATTTTTTATGGATATAAATTAATAACATGATTACAATTTTAAAAGGAGGTCTATATGGCAAGTCTATCAACTAAAGTTAAGCTTTACTGCGAAGCGAACAGCAAAACTGCTGATTTCGGTGCAGGGGGCAATGTAGCTTTACAGGATGACTCGGATGGTAAAGGCCCGTACATAGCGAGCTGGAATGTAGAAGGATTGGCACAGCCATCTGACTCCGACTTAGCAGCACATGATACGGCTGGCGATACTGAAGAGTCAAACAATCTTGTAAGAGCTACAAGAAAAGCGGCTTATGGTGATATCGGCGATCAGCTTGATGAGATATTTAAGGATATCGACGCGTGGAAAGCACGTATTCAAGGGATCAAAGATGCTAACCCTAAGTCTTAAAGGAGTAATATAAATTGAGTAAAGTACAAGTAGATACTATTGATACCAGATCTGGAACGTCTACCATGCAAATTGGTAGCACGAACACGTCTACTATTAACATAGGCGTTTCAGGTGATACGGTCAACATCCCATCAGGGGTGACGATCGCAAACGCTGGTACAGCTACGGGCTTTGGAGAATCTAATACCCCAGCATTTAGAGCTACTGCAGCAGGCACTACTACTGTAGCTAATGATACAGCTACAAAAATAGCTTTTACCACTGAAGTATTTGATGTAGGTAGTGGTTATGATGCTAGTAATTCAAAATTTGTTGTTCCGTCTGGAGAGGCAGGAAAATATTTCTTTGCCGCGTCTATTGAATATAATATAACTAGTGCTACTACTAGCGCCAGAGCTCAAATAAGAAAAAATGGAAGTATTGTTATTGCAAAACAAGGTTATAATTCTTATTATGATAATAATATAGTTTGTGGCGTAGTTGAGTTAGCTGTATCTGATTATATAGAAGTTTACGGTTATCATAATAGTGGAGGCTCACAAGCTAGTCAAACAGGCTCAGGAACTAATTATTTTGTAGGATTTAAGGTAACAGCATGAGCACACTTAAAGTTGATACCATACTCAAGAGAACGGGGACGGGCACCATTACCGTGGGGCAGTCAGGGGATACCATTAGTATTCCTTCAGGAGCTACTCTTAATAGTGCAGGTACGAATACATTAACAGGTATTGACAATACTCCTGCGTTTCAAGTAAATGCTGGAACAACTGCACAAACTATTTCTCATAATACTTGGACTAAATTAAATTTGGGAACAGAAGAGTTTGATACAGACTCAGCTTTTGCTTCAGATAAGTTTACAGTACCTACAGGAAAAGGTGGGAAGTATATGTTTGGTTATGGTACATCTTTAAACAATCTTGATGACGGAGAAAAATTACAAATTAAATTATATAAAAATGGTTCTGAGGTTAAAAGCACACAAAACAGAGTCATAGGTTCAACAGCTAATCAATTATATTTTGTTCAAGCTACACAAGTTTTAGTTTTAAGTGCAGCAGATTATATAGAATTATACATGATGCATGAAGAAGGTAGTGGGCAAGATACAAATAATAACTATGTTTTTTTATATGGTTACAAATTATTAGGAGTATAACATGGCATTTGCAACGATAGACGTCACAAAAGGAATAACAGGAACAATCCCTGTAGCTAATGGTGGCACAGGTTTAACTTCTGGTACATCAGGACAGTTCTTAAAATTTACAGGGAGCACAACTTTAGCTAGTGCAGCTGATAACGGAAAAATAGGACAAATTATTCAAGGAACTCGTAGAGGAGAAGTAACCACAACATCAGATACTTTTACTGCTTTTACTGAACTTTCAGCATCAATTACACCTACTGCTACATCAAGTAAAGTTTTAGTAGAAATGGAAGTACACTGTCATACTGCTGCTGGTAAAGCTGCTTACATGGATATACAAAGAGCAATATCAGGTGGAGCTACAACTCAACTTGGTATAACTGCTGATGGTAGTGCAATACAAGGTTTTAGTTATCGTATTGGTTTTGCAAACACTACATCAGCAAACGGGTTAGGATATTTAAGAATACCTATGACATGGCTCGATAGCCCAAACACGACTAGTGCTTGTACGTATTCACCTGTTGGAAAATCAGAATCAAATGGGCAAACATCTTATTTTTTTAATAATGGTAATATTTCAACAATTACTGTTTCGGAGATATTAGCATGATTTATCCTACTGATTGGAAAATAAGAATAGCACAAGCAATAGTAAGTATTAATTCAGACGCACAAGTAATGGTTGATGAACTAAATGAAAAAATTACATGGTTAAATGGAACTACTGAAATTTTAATGTCAGATATAAAAACTAAACAAGCTGAACTTCAAGCCAAAGTAGATAATGGCGAGGATGTAGGAGATATATAATGGGATATATAGGACCAGGATTAGCATTTGGCGCGTTCGAGAAGCTCGATGATATTAGCTCAGGATTTAACGGATCCAATACAGATTTTAGCCTTCAGGTAGGGGGCAGTTCAGTGGAGATGGCTTCATTGAATCAATGCATTATTTCTATATCAGGAGTAATTCAGGAACCAAACAGTGCATTTACTTTTGGATCAACTAGATCAAGTATTGCTTTTACAGCACCACCTGCAGCTAGTGATACATTCTTTGGTATTTTACTTGGGAACTCTTTTGATGCTGGTACTCCAGCTGACGCGAGTATCTCGTATGATAAGTTAACAACAATCAACGGTGTGTATAGAAACGTACAAACCTTGACACAAAACTTAACTTTAGCTGCAAGTGATAATGCACTTGTTGCCGGGCCTTATACGGTACAGTCTGGCAAAACTTTAACCGTACCGTCAGGAGCAACGTTTGTAATCGTATGAGTAAAGTAGAAACAAATACAATAGATACTGTATCAGGATCTAATACTATGCAGATTGGTAGCACAAATACTGCTACGATAAATCTTGGTGTATCAGGAGATACAGTCAACATACCATCGGGTGTAACTATTGCTAATGCCGGGACTGCTACAGGATTTGGTGGAGCTAACACTCCAGCTTTTTTAGCGCGACTAAGCTCAACAACTCAAAGTATAGCTGATGACACGTACACTAAAATATCATTTAACACAGAAGAATACGACACTGCAAATGCTTATGATAATAGTAGTAATTACAGATTTACTGTTCCTGCTGGTCAAGACGGTAAATATTTTGTTTACTCTGCTGTAAGAATGGCTAGTTCAACTGCAACTTTAACTTTAAACCTAAGACTCAATGGTAGTAATGCAGGATTTTCTAGTCTGAAAGCTGTATCTGGAGAATTACAAACTATAACACTAATGTTTTCAAAAAGTTTATCAGCTGGTGATTATCTTGAAATTTTTTTAAGACAACAAAGTGGTGGTAGTTTAGATGCTAGTGGAGATAGTAATGACCAGACGACATATTTTGGTGCATTTAAATTAGTAGAATAGGAGTATAGATGGTATCACAACTTAAAGTAAACGAAATTATAAAACAATCTGGATCGTCAATATCTCTTGGTGAGTCAGGGGACACGGTAAGCATACCTGCGGGAGTGTTGACTTCTGGTTTTGGTAAAATTGCTCAAGTTCTTCAAACTACAAAAACAGATACAACTTCAATTTCGTCTTCAACATTTGCACAGATTTCAGGTTTTAGTGTTTCAATAACACCTTCAGCAACAACAAGTAAAATTTTATGTATGGTACAACTTAATTTAGGTAATAATACAACAAATCTTTATGCAAGGTTAATGAGAGATACCACAAGTATTTTTCAATCTGACTCTGCTAGTAATAGACCACAAGCTACTTATGGTTATACATCACATGGTCAATATGGAATGAATCCTTCGCCTATTATTTATATGGATTCTCCATCAAGCACAAGTGCTTTGGCATATTCTGTTTATTGGAGAAGTGATGGTTCAACTACAGGATATATGAACAGAACAGTTGGAGATAGAGATACTGCGAATTATGACCCAAGAGGAACATCATCAATAGTTGTTATGGAGGTATTAGGATAATGACAGATATAGCCAAATCAATTAAAGCTATTAATCCTAATGCAGAATTTTCTGTTAACGCTGAGGATTACAATCAAATAACTTGGTTAAATGGAACAACACCAATAGCAGTTGACACGATAAAAGCTAAGCAAGCAGAATTGCAAACAGAATATGATAGCAATAA